CTAATTTATTTGTGAACGACTTTAATTTATCTAACGAAGGACATAAAAATGACGTTGACGGAACCTGGGGAAGCTATACTATACAAGAAGGAGCACAAGATCTCTTTTTGATTAATCAACGCAATGGCAAAAAATACAAGTTTGTCTTACAGGAGGTTTCCTAATGCCAGTTGAATATGGTGATGGTTCTAATTCTGCTACTGGTAGAATTATTCAAGTAGTAACTGGTAATAGAACATCTGTTTTTTCAACGACAAGCAGTAGTTTTACTGATATAGGACTTTCAGCATCAATAACTCCAAAAGAATCTGCTAGTAAAATCCTAATTTTTTTAACAATATATTCTTCATGTAATGACATTCATAGTCAAAGATTGTTAAGAGGAAGTACTGCTATTGAAGTTGGTGATAGTTCTGGTAGTAGATCCAGAGGTTTTGGCGGTGGATTTTTCTGTGGTGAAGATGCAGACATAGGAACAATGTCAGGTACTTTTATAGATTCGCCAAATACAACCAGTTCAACAACTTACAAAGTCCAAACTCTTGTTGGAGGTGGTGGAACAGTTTTCTATGGTAGAGATAAAACTAATGGTAACAACTTTCAACATACTAGAAGTATACAAAGAATTACATTAATGGAGATTGCAGTCTAATGCCAGAATACGATCACGATGCGATAAGAAAAGCTTATCCTTTAGCAGTTACTATTGACGATGACCAAGACCCTGGAGTGTTTGATGCAAATGGTAATTCTTTATCTATTGATCAGTCTTTAGTAGACGCTGCAAGAGTTGAACTCGATAAACTCTCTTATCAATATGATAGGAGTCAAGCTTATCCATCAATAAAAGAGCAGATGGATATGCAGTATTGGGATAGTGTTAATGGTACAACAACATGGAAAGATGCGATTGCTAAAGTAAAAGCTGATAATCCAAAACCTAGTTAAATGGCAATTATTCCAGGTAAAAAAAATTTTACTGTTGATAGAAGAGCAGACTTTCCGATTAGATTGACATTTAAAGATTCTACAGGGTCAGCTATAGATTTAACTGGATATACTGTGGCTGCACAAGTTTATGATGAATCACGTTCCACAAAATATGCAGATTGGACAGTTGCTTATACTAATAGATCAGGAGGTATAGTTGATATTTCGTTGTCTGACACCGATACCGCAACTTTTACTCCAAATATTTTATTTTATGACGTATTATTAACAGAACCAGGTGGTAACAAAAACTATTATTTAGAGGGTAAACTATTTATAAGTGAGGGATACACAGCATGAGCAGTCCAAATTCTGTAACTGTCAGTCAGGTTTCTGATGTTACGACAGTAGAAATCACAACTCAAGGACCACAAGGTCCATCTTTTACCACAAGTGGAGCTAGCTTAGATGACTCTAGTAAAGTAGATGGCTCAATAGTGTTTTTCGACCAATCTAGTGGTACATTTAAAGCAGATTCAACTACTACTAAACTAACACTCGTAGACGGAGGTAACTTCTGATGGCTAATACGATTAGGATAAAAAGATCAACTGGATCATCAAATCCAGGATCATTAGAAAATGCTGAAATTGCTTTTAGAGAAGGCGATGAAGTTTTAATTTATGGTACGGGCACAGGTGGATCGGGAGGTTCAGCTACAAGTATTATTCCTATTGGTGGTAAGGGAGCATTTTTTGACAAGGCAACAACAAGAACAACAAATCATGTATTAGCTGGTGCTGCTTCTGGAAGTGCTGCTGCACCTACATTCAGAGCGTTAGTAAGTGATGATATTCCTTCTTTAGCACATACAAAAATATCTGATTTTGATACTGGAGTGCGTACCAATACATTGGCAGAAATGGCTGCTCCTGCTGCTGCTGTATCTTTAAATTCACAAAAAATAACAAATTTAGCAGATCCTACTGCTGATGCTGATGCAGCAAATAAAGGTTATGTGGATGGAGTTGCTCAAGGATTAGAT